ATATTGACGCCGGTCGTTATGTAGTTATTAGAAGTAATGAAACATATCTAGGTGGATATAATGACCGAGCAGAACCAATTGTTATGGGAACCACACTCAAAAAATTCTTTTTAGAATTGTTAAAAGTTATAATGAGTACGCAACCTCTGGTGCTCGGACCAACGGGAGTAATAAATCCAGCAGTTGTTGCTAGATTGTGGATGACATATATGCGATATCTTGTTATACCTGGACCTCTTAATGCACGGTGGTCATCGGATGATAATTTTGTTGTCAAATTAAATGAAAAAACTCAATCGTCTTCAGGATTACTTGGGAATGGTATTCAAATTTAATATAACATGTCTTTAAATAAAATCTCATCATCCGTCAATAAAATTCGTAATACTTTAAGTTTGGCACAAACTGCGGTGAGTAAAATGCCAAATTTAACGAATGCGACAAAAACAAATATTGTGGCATTAACTCGACAACAAGAATCACAAAATATACCTGTTTCTAATTCATTATTGGAATTATCTGGTAAGTTGAAACGAGAAGAAGATTCAAAAAATATTACTACACAATTATCAAATTTTACACCAGAAATAATTGATAGTGTTGTTCAACGACGAAGAGGAACAAACTCTAAAATTGAAGGTGAAACAACTACAAATAAAAATACTAGGTCCAAAGCAAAATCTAGAATTTTAAAAGGGGTAGACCCACTGACAGCAAAAACTGCAGAATACGCGAAAGATATACTTGCACTGGGACTACAAAAAACTCAATTAATAGATCAATTAAGTAAGACAGAAGCTCAGATATCCGCCCTATCATCCAAAATTCAATCGTTAACAAATATTGGTGCTTCGGCTGATAAGATCAGGCAATATCAAGATCAACTTGAAGCTTATTCTAATTCGTACGACCAACTAAAAATTAAATTAGAAAGAATTAGTGAATTATATAAGAAACGGCGTGAATTGTGGGATAACTTACGCAGAAAAAAACAAGAATTTCAAAAGAAATTTTCTGATAATTATGATAAGTTTTTAAAACTACTTAGTAAATTTAAAGAAATACCACGAAAACTTAAATTTCCAAAGTTACCAAAACTTCCAACATTCAATGTTCGTAAATCTAATTTGCGGATGAAAATTCGAGATTTGGTCGATAAAATTAAAAAACAATCGCAAAAAACATCGAAGGTTGCATTAGAGCAAGCAAGAAAAGAATCAAAAGAAAAAATTAGAGATAATAAAAATGCAGACGCCTTCCAGAAAACAATAGCAAATACCAGAAAGGCATTTTCAGAAGCAGTGGCAAGATACGATCAAGTAATAGCAGCGAAAAATGCAGCAATAGATACAGTTACTAATCAGGCATATGATCAGATTCGAAGAGTTCGTTCAGGTGTAACTGCTGCACAACGACAAATTGAAAGCACCATAGATACCGCCGCAGCTTCTCAAAATGCCACAGTATTAAAAATACGAGAAGCGCAAAAAAAAGCAGAACGATTACGAAATTCAACATTAACAAGTTTGAATGCAGCAAATTCTCTGGTAAATCGAGCAGCGTCGGGAATACAATCTGCGCAACAAATTTTAAATGGACAATTAGTTGGTAGTGATATAAAAAGTTCTGCTGTGGTAGATAATATGACTGTCGCAGAAAAAACGAAAACAGACGAATTAAATGTGAGTATAACGCAGTTTTTAAACTCAAATAATATAAAAAATTTTATAGTTGGTATTGGGAAGGGGGCCACATTGACAACCGCCAGACAAATGTCGTTGTCAATAGATAAATTTACACAACAATATCCTAATACTAAATATGATATTTTAAGTAGAATTGGAAATGTTGACGGGGTGTACATATTAGTAACAGTGACATACCAAAAAGTATAATATAATTGTTTAATTTCACATTAGTTTGATATTTAAATAAAGGGTCTAAAAGGTTATAATTTTTTAAGGAGATACGAATGGACAAAGCATTATTTCGAGCATATGTAAAAGAATTGGTAAAGGAACAAATGGACGAATCGGTGGAAAAAACTGTTCGGAAGTTACTTCCTGCTATACTGGACGAAGCTATAGCAGAAATTAAAGGTACCCAACGAATTGTAGAATCTGCTCCTACCAAAAAATCTTCTATTGACCGTTCAAAATTAGCAGCTATGATGGGATTGGAACGAATGGGTGACACGTTATCGGCAAGTACGGACAGAATGATCATGCCAGACAATACCACGGTAGATATTAACAATCCCAATGTAAAACCCGCCGTGGACGCTATTAATCGTGATTACAGCCAACTCATGAAAAAAATGGGGCTTGGTAATTAATATATGTCAAAAACAGTATATTTGGGATCTCCGTTACCATTACAACGATCTTCTCGTGGGTATTTTGCAACCACAGCGGATGCGTTGGAAAACGAAAAGTCAAAATTTATTAATTTGATGTTAACTATGAAAGGAGAACGAGTAGGTAATCCTGGATTTGGTTGTGATCTCCCAAAATTACTGTTTGAACAAAAAACCACGGAAGTTCAAGAGTTAGCACAGCAGTATGTGCTTAATGCCGTAAACCAGTGGATGCCGTATTTAAGATTACGACAAGTACAAATATTAAACGAAGAAACATTTTTGAATGATAATAGTATTTTATTGTATGTCCAATACGGGTTTGTAAATAATCCTTTGGCGGTACAATCTGTACAATTAAGAATTGGTGAAGTTGCGCAAGGAAGCTTGATCAGTTCTGGAAGATTAACTACAATTTGAGATAAAGTATGTCATTAAACAATGGTGTGGTTAGAAAATTACAGAATGTTACATCCAAAGAAGTAAAATATCTAAATAAAAATTTTAGAGATTTTAAAGCTGATTTGATAACATTTACAAAACAATATTATCCTTCAACATGGACAGATTTTAACGAATCAAATCCAGGAATGATAATGTTAGAACTTGCTGCATATGTTGGTGATGTATTATCTTTTTATATTGACAATCAATTTAAAGAAAATTTATTAGCATACGCAGAAGAAGAAAAAAATATTATTAATATTGCACAAGCGTTTGGATATAAACCAAAGACAATAATTCCGGCGGTTACCGAAGTATTGATATCACAAATTGTACCCGCAAAAGGTCCTGATGATGGATTTGTTCCTGACTCAACATATATGTTACGAATTGATAGAAATTCTACATTCTCAACAACAGGTGAAAATATTGTTTCGTTTCGAAGCTTGGAATTTGTAGATTTCGCAGATTCAACAAATCGATCTATACAACCATATCAAATTAGTGATGACACATTACAAATTACTACATATCTTATAACAAAAACTGTAAAAGTAATGGCTGGACAATTGCGTACGCAATCGTTTTCTTTCGGAGATCCTTCGAAATTTTCTACAATTGTTCTGGGTGATAATAATGTAAATTCTGTGTCGAAAGTTTTAGATTCCGAAGGGAATCTGTGGTACGAAGTAGAATATCTCGCACAAGATACTATTATTGATGATAAAGAAGTCGTATATACTAACAGCGAATCGGAATCAACGAATCCATCGTATACAATAAAATTTAGAACGGTCCCTCGTAGATTTGTTACCAGACTAAACAACGAAAAACAATTACAAATATTATTTGGGTCTGGGCAAGGTAATATATCGGAAGATATTGTTTCTTTGGATGCGCGACAAGTAGCAAACGAAGATTATACAACTAATTTAGCAAGTGTATCGCTGGATAATACAGATTTTTTAAACACAGATAGTTTTGGATTATCACCTGCAAACACAACATTAACAATTGAATACTCGGTTGGTGGCGGAATTGAAACGAACGTTGCATCGGGTACTATAACAGAAGTTGGCGTATTAAACATAGTAAACGACACAACGGAATTTAATTCAGACGAATTGGCATTATTTAATGATATCAAATCTACCGTATCAGTGTTTAACGCAATGCCAGCAACGGGTGGATTGGATGGTGAAACTGTAGAGGAAATTCGTCAACGAGCACTATCGTTTTTAAATGCACAGAATCGTGTTGTTACTCGTGAAGATTACGAAAGTCGTGTATTAGCAATGCCAGCTAAATTTGGAGCTGTAGCAAAGGTATTTGCCGTATCTGATAATCAACAAAATAAGATTCAAGCATTACCACCAAATATTAATTTACAAGATCAAGATTTAGATACTAACCGTGTATATGTTGAAGATAATCCAAAACCTAACGCTATTAACTTGTATATGTTGGGATACAATCAAAGTGGTAAATTAACCACATTGAATTCTTTGGTAAAGAAAAATGTACAATCATATTTATCAAAATATAGAATGTTAACCGATCAAGTAAATATCTTAGATTCATTTATAGTGAATATTGGAGTATCATTCGACATAACAGTATATAAAGGATATAATTTACAAGATGTATTAGCTATATGTTTGGACGAGATTCGTGCATATTTCAATGTTCGTAAATGGCAAATTAATCAACCAATTAAACTATCAGATCTTCGGGTATTGGTTGTTGCACAAGAAGGAGTGCAGAGTGTGAATAATTTGGAAATTACAAATAAATATTTTTTCAAAGATGGACGAGATTATCAAAATTATCGTTACGATATAGCAGAGGCAATTGTCGATGATGTATTATATCCATCATTGGATCCATGTATATTCGAGATACGATACCCAGAAACAGATATAGTGGGGACGGCAAGACAATGAGAATAATACTAACATCGTCCGCAGATACAACTTTGTATCAACGATTTCCTACTAATAACGCTGGATTGGATGAAATATTAGAAGTAGGTAAAGTGACTGCTCCTGAAGATTTGGGAATAGCATATACGGGTAGTTCTGCTCGTACATTAATAAACTTCACACTACCCGCAAGCGGATCAACACCAGCAACTGCGTCATATTTTTTAAATCTTAAAATAGCAAATGCAGAAAAGTTACCAATTAACCAACAAATATTAGTCTATCGAGTGTCATCATCGTGGACAGAAGGATCGGGATATTTTGTACAACAAACACAGAACGCCGGTGACGGTGCAACGTGGAGACAATCCACCGCTGCCGTATCGTGGAGTGTGGATGGGGGTCCGATAGTTACTACCCCATCACAAAGTATAACATTGAGTGAGTATCCATTACAAGATTTGCGTATTGATGTCTCATCTATTATGCAACCGGTTGTGTCGCAATCATTAAATTGGTATGGATTGGCACTACGAGTCCCACCGGCAAGTGAAAGTAATCAAACCAACGCAGGGAACATTAAGTTCTTTTCTCGTCAAACGCATACCGTACATGCACCTACATTAGAAATATTGTGGAACAGTGCAGTATTTACTACTGGATCGTTGAAACCAATTCCCAACACATCGGATATTATGGTTATTCCGCGTAACGCAGCAGAAACTTATATTAAGGGAACGAAGCAGAAAGTACGATTTGTGGTTCGTGACAAGTACCCCCAAAAGAATTTTGACGCAACACTTCGATATAAAAACAAGTATTATTTACCACAAACTTCGTATGTTAGTGTTGTGGACTACCAGGCAGGAACTTCGATAGTTCCATTTGATAATGGATCAAAAATAGAATGTGATGCAACGGGTTCGTATTTTGTACTGGACACCACACCATTATACAAAAATAGATACTATAAAATTTCTTTAAATATAAACAATGGAGATGAAGATAATTTCATTCTTCCGGAATTGTTTACTTTTATTGTAAAGTAATAATAAACTTACTGCAACGGAAGTAACATAATATGGCAGATGTTCGTTACATAGAGAAAACATATATAGAAACACCAGATTTTCAAAGTCCACAAGAAGACCTTACACTTCGTATAAAATTAACGGATGGTGAAGAGGTATTGTTTACTGCTGAAAAGGAATTTTATACACCACGTAGAATCGCAACAAACAAATCTGCTGTATTAGAATTGGACAATGTGATGGAATATACACCAAATAAAATTGCAATAATAAAGATGCAAAATGGACAAACTGATTTAAATAAACCACAATATTATATAAATTCAATTGTTCGAGATGTATATAAACAATATACACTGGATAACTTCTTTACAGAATTGGACGATGAACTGGCGGTACCTGATTTTATCGGAACACTATCGGAACAACGACAATTGGCATTGAATGCATTACTTAATTTGGAAGATTTGGCAGCTGCAGCAGCTATTGGTGATTCTGAAGCAGCAAATGAAGCAGCTGCGGAAATTGATGAAAACTTCTCAGAATTAGCCGGATTTGATGCAATTCGTCGAGTATCACCAAGTGAAATAACCACACCAGAAGAAGAAGATCAATTAGCTGCATTGGATTTCGTGGGATTGACGAACGGACCAGGTTCAATTCCTGGTGGATATGTAGGATCCACCACGGATGCTAGACCTTCTGTATCACAAGAAACTTCGCAACAAAACGCGGAAGTTAATGTAATCAGAACAGGACCAGGACCAAATGATTTTGTCACTGTAGATGCGGGAACTGGAAGTGAAATATCACCAGATAGCGCATTTTCTGACGAAGCTGGATTGTTTGCATCGGCAGATACTTCCGACGATATCATTGATCCTATACCAAGTGTTCAAGAAAATGCTTTGATAAAAATGGGAACGGGAGTTCCAAGCATTGCGGGTGTAATACCTGGAATAGACACAGTTAATAGTGCTATCAATACTTTAAATATTGGTATTCAACAGATTGAAGATACAATGCAGGGTACGGGTGGAACTAATAGTCAAGGACAACAAGAAATGATAACGGTAGCACCAGGCAAAAAAGCATATACATCATCTGGTGGTGAGTATACGGGTGTAACACCGGAACGAAAAATACCTCGTTCGTCAGTAGATAAACGATTGGCCGATGTTAAAGACGATATCACCAAACAAGAAAACACACCATACACAGTATTAGAAACTTTAAGTGGTGTACCTACATTGATAAAAATACAAAAATCTACATTGTTTAATAAGTTAATTGGAAAGTTATCTCTGGCAGGAAGATTAGCGGCATTATCAAAAACTGTCAGATCACCGAAAGTACTAACAAATATCAAAGGAACCTCCGCAGAAATACAGATACCCGCGGGATATAAACCCATGCCAAGAGAAAATGTATTATCGGTGTTATATAAAATGAAAGATGAGTTGGAAAAAACATTGTCGCAGGAATAGTATATGCCAAAACAACCAAACTATGTTCAATTAATTCCGACCAAACCACAATCATTTCCCATTTCACGATTAGCGGAATCAGAAAATGATATTGAAATTCTTACTGGCAGATTACCTGCGGAGTTTGGGTTTGATATTGATGATAATTTGGAATTACATTTTTATGATACACAAAATAATTTAATTAATACAACTATTGTATCATTAAATTCTGGTATAATTTCTATTCGTTCACTGCTATTACCCGATGGAACTCGGGAAGAAAAAGTGGTTTTGGACATGACACGAATACAAACTGAACTGGGAATATTCCTTTCACCAGGAACATATACCTTAGTCATCAATTTGTTTTCTGATGAAATTGGTACCTATGGAAATAGAAAACTATCGATTGAAGAAATTTCCGATTCCAGAACTGAATTACGACTTGGATTCAATGTAGCATTTACATCGACCGAACAACAAGAATTATTTGAATTTATAGAACCTGGGTTACCACGAATTTTGGCCGGTGGTGCTATGAGTGCTATTATGGGATTGAACGAGGGGGATGTTGTTAGTAATGAACAATTCGAACCTGTACAAAGTGACGAATTTATTTTAAATGTAAATGATAACTTAAATCAAATTATTCCCGATTTACAAACACAATTGATTGCTGTAGAGCGAGAACTTCCGGATGAATTAAATCAAACGATAGAAATTGCTAGTGCGGCCATATATGATGAATTTATGCAGTTGGTAGTCGCAACAAAAGAAAGCAATATATTTGATAGATTACAAGCAAGTGAACTAGATATATTAGTAGAACGAGCTGTAGATAATGCGTTTTTAAATAATAATCTTGGACTGTTGGTTCAAGGTAAAATTCAATTGATTTGAGGTAAAGTATGGCAAATGCTGCTGATTATTTGACATTTTCAACACAACAAGTTGTTGCAAACTATAAATTGCGTGACCGTGCTATATCGAGTCAAGACGTAACGGTCACTAATATATCCACTGTGTTCAGAATTACAGTATTGGTTGAAGATACCTTTGATGGTTCTATATTAACACCAAATCAATTGACACTCGAACCACAAGAAAGTAAAACATTTACGATATCATATGATTTAAATGTAATGGAATCGTTGCCCGCAGGAATAATTCCCGCAACAATTAATTTTATAGCAACGGCAGAACCTATTATTATACCACCACTACCACCACTTCCACCACCGCCACCACCGTCGCCACCACTACCTGTTATTTATCGTGGATGTACGGATACAACTGCTTTTAATTATAATAATTTAGCTACGGTGGATGATGGTTCGTGCATCGCAAAGATATATGGTTGCACAAACTCCAATGCAATAAATTACAACCCGTCCGCAAATATAAACACGCAATGTGAATTTCCTCCCGTTCAAGAGGTAATTCCAATTGTCGGATGTACAAATAGAACCGCATTAAACTATAATTCCCAAGCTACGCAAGATGATGGAAGTTGTATACAAAGCATTCCTGGATGTCAAGATTCTACTGCGTTAAATTATAATCCCAATGCAAACACATCCGCAGATTGTACTTATGCATTACCGATAGAAGGATGTACAGACAGAAACGCGGTAAATTATAATCCAATTGCAACAATTTCTAAAAATGACACATGCTCGTACATAACAACAGCAACGAATGATATATTTGGTTGTTTGGATCCCAACTCAAAAAACTATAATCCAAATGCAACCAAACCCGCGTTACCTGATATTTGCGAACCGCATGACGTATACGGATGTCAAAATTCTAATGCATGTAATTATAATCCGAATGCAACCATAGATGATGGACGATGTACATTTCCTGATAGATTTGGAAACTGCGGACCCGTACTTGGGTGTACGGATGGTAAAGCCGCAAATTATAATCCACAAGCAACCGAAAATGATGGAACATGCCGATATATCAATGGTCAAGTACTGGGATGTACAAATTTAAATGCAATAAATTATTTTGAATTAGCGACGGTGGATGATGGTACATGTCTGTTTAACAAATCTGGATGTACAAATATCACAGCAACAAACTACGACCCAGCAGCAACGCAAGATAATGGTTCTTGTAAATTTATAGGTTGCAAAAATTCGTCAGCTACAAATTATAATGCGTCTTCTGATATTGTTGCATGTCCAAATGATGTATGTTGTAATTTTGGATGCACCAATGAAACTGTGTGTACAACAATTGGACAAATATATTCGGTTGGTCCGGCAGATAGTAGAGGATTTGCAGCTGTATGTCGATATATACAAAATTATTTAACTAATACACCTGATTATGGAAATCTGGTTGTTGGTGAATGTAAAACTGGATGTACAACATCGTGTGTATCTGAATTTGTTGGAAAAACAGATGTGTACGGGTGTACAGACCCAAGAATGTCCAATTATAATCCAGATGCAACAAAAGATGATGGTAGTTGTGTATCTATAAAAGGATGTACTTCTAGCACAGCGGTTAATTATAATCCTCGTGCAATGGAAAATGATGGAAGTTGTGTAGAATCTATATCTGGGTGTATGGATCCGCAAGCAAAAAATTATAATCCACAAGCAACAATTAATGATGTAACATGTATTTATGATACACTCGGATGTACCGATTTCGTAGCATTGAATTATAATCCATCGGCAACCATAAATGATGGTAGTTGTTCATACTATACAAGTGGTGGCGGCGGTGGTGGTACTGGGCGTGGAACCACCGAATTAGACATAGTAAATATGAATGTAGGTGGTAATACCGTGGAATCGGGTGGTGTAGTAACATCAAATCAAATATAAGCAAGGAATTATATGGCTATAAACCCAGCTGATTACAAAATACAGAATGGCCCTAGTATAGATGATCAGATATTGTCCGGTGAGGTTGCAGTACAATCTCTAACAGACCAAGATTATAATAATTACGAACAGGCTAATAATATTTATACACATTTTCCTACTGCAGTCAGAATAAAAACTGCCGTTGGTGGTGTGGTCTGGGTAACTGCCAATGCGGTAGATGTAATAGAAGCATACGAACGCGGAATATTAACTGGTGGTGTAAATGAAGCTGCTGCGGGTGGGGTAATACTTCGTGTGTTACCTACTATACTTCCACCACCCCCACGACAAGTAACTGTATTCGCACCAAACCCAGACACAGCGGAATTTGCAGAACCTATAGTACCAATATCAACGGTAACAATAGTCGCTCCAACAATAGAACCACAAATCACATTACAAACTATACCACAAACACCGGAACAGATAAAAACAAATATACAAGAATTACAGAAACCAATTGAAAATCGAATTCCGTTGGTTGCACCACTGACTGCTCCGACTCCCGGAGCACAATCTATTCAATTTGTAATTCGAGTAGAACAAGAAAATGTACAACTATCACAAACGGAATTACCGTTAAATATTAATATTGCTCCGTATGATCCTGTGTTAGTACCATTGCGACAAGCAATGACTGACGCACTACAACAAAAAATTAGAAACATTGTACAAAATTTTTCTGATCCGGAAAGGTATCTAAAGACATTATTAAATTTTGGTGATGACATACAACGAATTTTAATTAATTGGAAACTAGATCCAAATGATAGTACTAAATTATTAGTTAAATTGTTGGAACCAATTGATTTGGATTTTGAAGTTGGACAGAATGTTTTAATTAGTAGAGAAGTCGCTAACACAATTGTTGATACCGTAAAGATTGAAATTGCACCGCTGCAAGACACCAGTTTGTGGTTACGACCACTAAACAATGATTTAAAAGTATTAAATTCTGCTGCAAATATTTTACGAAATAAAAATCTAGAGAATATCGGTATCAGTGTAGAGGGCAGTGACGATACATACGGTAATTATAGTTTTGCTAATGAGATATTACGCCGTTGGTTTACGGATGATTATCGTTCATCAGAATTAAACATAGATTATACGAATTATAATAATTTCGTAAAATTCAGTTCAGCAGAAGCACGATTGGCTGGTTTTAGACAACAACTACTACGATTGTATGCACTAGAACAAAATTCTAGATATCTCGGGGGGTTTGCCGAAGATTCTATATTTGGAACAAACGCATTCTTAATTACAACACCAGTAACAATAAGCAGTCCATCGGCATCATATCCAAGCCCAACTACACTAGTTCCACCTAGTGGATCTCTGTTGATATCTACCGGATCCACGGTTACTATATTTTCTCCACCAGAGTTACCATCCTCATCTTTGTATCTGCGAGAAGGATCTAAGAAAGCAGCATTGGAAATGGAAGAAATTATTCGTGGGTTTGATGGATATGAACGATATTTGTTCTATGGATCGGGAAGTGCATATAGTGCGAGTGTATATTGGACAGACAATAATACCGAGTATAATATAGACGGTACTTGGCCTAAACGAGACAATGGAACATTATATCTGCCAACAGAAACCGAAGCAATTAATTGGTATGCTACACAAAGTGTTATCGCAAACCGATACGATGAATTTAATCATCAAACAATGATAAATAGTATTCCATCATACTTGCAATCGGACACACAATCAGCAGAATTTATAACATTTACAAAATTAATTGGACATTTCTTTGATAATATACGATTGTATATTGAGAATTTTACAAAAATTTACGATAGAAATGTTAGTGCAACAGATGGATTGTCACAAGATTTAGTGTGGGAAGTATCAAAAGCATTTGGTTTGAATTTAATTAATCCACATGCAATGGACAGTTTATATAATTACATAACAGATTCTACCTCGTTGACTAAGCGTAGAGAACTAACTACTGAATTATTTAAACGATTCTTACATAACTCGTTATATTTAAATCGTATCAAAGGTTCTCGAACATCATTACAAGCACTATTAAATATCTTTGGACTAAACGAACAAATAGTAACCATACGAGAATCTGACACACCAACTACAGGAAGTTTTGAAATATTTGATGAAGTTACAAATGCACTAAACTTTAATTCTGGATCCTACTTACAACTTCCACTATCATCGTCGTTCCGTGATATACACACCGTACAATTTAGATTTGCGTCAACAAACAAGCAAGTAACAACTCTAACTACCGGTGATAATTTATGGCATATGCGATTAAACACGCATCCATCTGGTGCGTCATCGTTAGGTAAAATTGAAGTCACAAATAATATAGGGGAAGTACTATTAACTAGTAGTTATAGTAATTTCTTTAGTGGTGATTATTTTGATGTAATGTTACGATACAATACATCAAGTGTTAATCTCCAAGTTGCTAAATCAGATGGTGAGGAAATATTATATACATCGAGCATGCACACCACCGCATCATATTTACGAAATGCATTACCATTAACTTCGAACATGTATCTCGGTGGATCTGGTTCATTATCATTGAATAATTTTGATGGAACGGTTGACGAAGTTCGTATTTGGGGTGAAGAAATAGAAAATGATAATTTCTTAGATCAAGCATTAAATCCGGGAAGTTTTGCTGGAAACGCATACTGGTCGGCTGCAGAAAATTTATATGTTCGTTTATCATTTCACAAACCACAAAATTTATCGTCTGGTAGTACAAGTAATGATACCCCGTATAAAAACAAAGATGGCGTATCAGATCCCACCAAACCGTTACTACCAAATTTAAGTAATATACTAGCATATGGGTTTACCAATCAACCAGCATTCCCATATCAAATGTCGCGTATTACTCGTCGTGTATATCAATATACGACGAATGGTGGTGCATCTGCATACGGAAGCAATAAAATTATTATTCAACCGCCGGCGATATTTAAAGAAACAACTCCGTTGGGTGAACCATTATTGAGTAGAACAAAAAGTATTGTTTCAATTGAAGAACGAAAACAACAACCACAATCTAAGAAATTTGTTGGGTTCTTTGTATCACCAACCGATGCAACAAATAATATAATTGTTCGTTCTTTGGGAAATTTCAATATTGCGGATGCAATAGGATATCCAGGAAATCAATTTAAAAATGCATATCCAAATCTAGAAGCATTTAAGTCGTATTATAATCAGTATTATAGTGTAGCAGTTAACATTCCACAGTTCGTCAGATTCTTTGATAAAATTTCTCCAGTATTATTTGAACAAGCAAAAACATTAGTACCAGCAAAGACAACATTAGCTACTGGTATTATAATAGAACCTAATTTATTAGAACGGAAAAAAGTGTTATCTATTAAACCTACTAAGTTTAGTGGAGCAAATACCAAACGAAACACAGCGGCAGTAAGTACATCACGAACAAGACACCGCGATATGGACATCACGGTGTCCACCGAAACAGACATCAATATAAAATCGCAACAAACTGTAAATGCAGCATATACTGATATCTTGGCACTATACGACAATGCAAAAATAACTATTCTTTCCGCAGACACATTACAACTCAACGGATCGATTGAACAACTACCAAGTAATTTATCGAACAGTGATTATAACACATTTGAAACAACGATATCATCGGTCAACAATTCAATACTCGTAGATGATTTGTTGAACGGATTACTTGACGGTGCGAAAGTACAGATGGTAAATGCTAAGGTTCTGGGTGATTACGCGATATATTCTGGTGATGCTATAGATACGATAAACAAATCACAAGTAGTGTCATCGTATTTAACATACGAAGATACAATTGATATCGGTGAGATATTATCAACACAAAATAAAAATATAATACAAGCATCAATATTCGAGGAAATACCACCCAGAGCTGATTTTAGAGATTATGGTGTTATAAATTATTTTAATAAAACCAATGGTATTTATTATCTTGAACGAACTCAAAAACAAATAGTTGGAAATAAACAATATAATTTTCTAACAGGATCTCAAGCTACATGGTCATTCGGTACTACATATAGTAAAAATGATGTAGTGACTCAGCTGGGAGCAACGGGTGACGCAAAATACGGTAACAATAAATTGTATAGATTCGTATCACCCAACGCACCTACTGATTCATACAATTATCCGACGCTAGATAAAAATAATTGGGTACCTATTTTTTATGTTGGTCGGGCAGTACAAACTCCATACCGAGTAATATTCGACACATACAGTACACCAAGCATAGAAGATCTACGAATTTTACCTTTAACTATCGTGGATATCAGTAGACCAATTAATGAACCAAAACGATACAATACAAGATTGCGAATTCAAGCAATATCAGCAAACACTCGCTTGGTAGGTACCGTCCGACTACAGATTATAGCAGCGTTATTTTCTATACGAGCAAGTCAAGCAGATATACGAATTAGATTATATAGTACCAACGCCAACCGAAGTGCTGATTTTGACAGACCTGTTGGAATTGAACCTACTGGGGATCACGGAGTATTATTTGATTTTACTGTGACAAGTGACATACAAAATATTAATTATGGGCTTTTCCCCGAAGTTCGATTGGTAAATTCCGATGCTTCTCCAAACGCTTTGATTTATTATACCATAGATGAAGTGGGTGGAAATTTTATCAATGATTTAAATATTGACTTCGGGTATTACGCTATAGAAACGGAATCAATTATTCCAAAGGGATATCTACAAAGACATTATAAGTTCTTTAGAGATAACCTGATATCGACAAAACGAAGAAATTACATAGGGTGTCTGCAAACACAGGATACTACCACAGACGGTCGTTCACCTGTAGAAGTCACCTCAACCGCTGGAACATCAATCACGGTTTCCCCAAATATCTTGTTAGACGAAGAAAACTTGGGTGGAACCAACCTAAATGTGTAGTAAAAAGTATTTGTAACATATTTATATTCGACAACTTAAGTTAAAGGGGCAAAAACAATGGGATATCTAAACAACTCAACTATCACTGTTGATGCGATATTGACCAAGAAAGGTAGAGAATTACTATCGAAAGGTCAAAGTCAATTCAACATCACACAGTTCGCTGTGGCCGATGATGAGGTAGATTATACATTATATACTACTTCACATCCACTCGGTTCTTCGTATTACGGGTCAATTATCGAAAATATGCCCGTACTGGAAGCATCACCAGATGAAACACAATCTATGAGATACAAGTTAGTATCGTTGGATCGTGGTACAAAAGAAATTCCAACAATTTCGTTGGGTGTTACGGGATACACATTAAATTATAATGACTCTGTAACGGTGAATCCAACAACCACCGCAGAACTCGCAACAGCTGGATATACCGCAATCTTGTATGATGGAACCATTTCCACCATATCTACTGGTGCACCATTACCAACGGGTACAACTACACCATTCTTTACCGCGAATCAAGCTGTTTCGGCAAATGCTGTCGTGGTACAAGGATTTACATTTAATTTAACAGCAAAAGAATTAACAGTTGATCGTGTAACGCAACTTACAATTATCAATAATTTAACAGGCGCAACCAAGACCGTAACTGTTACGGTTAAGGCCAAACCAACAGTATAACAGAGGTTTGATATATGCCAATTCGTACATTTGTTCCCTTTAACATTGATGAAGATATCGTAGTGGCAAATCAAACCACTGTAACTACGGGTTTGTGGTCAGGAGACACGGGAAGTTTAACTTCATTTTTTTCCTCAAGTACACAAATTTCTTCAAGTGGTGAGTATTATTTTGATATCTACGACAAAAGCCCATCTACCGATAGTACGGCGGAAGTTCAATTTGCCGTAGCATATGGTCATTCAAACGGTGATGGTACGCCGACATTAGCTCAAGATGATTTGGCTAATTTATCAACCAAAGCAACCTATTTACAGTATAAGAATATTTTATTAGATCCGTCCGATGATTTGTTCACATTCGGTAATTATAGTACACCTCATATCTATGTTATCAATATTGCTAGAAGTAGATTACGAGAACAGTTAGATCCTGGTAATTGGTTAATAACCTTGTCAGGTTCAAACGGTGCATTTACTTTTATTGACGATAGTGGTCAAACACTAAGTGCAAAGTCCGCAACTGCAAAATCAGGCCGAGTATTTAATGTAGTTTCTGGATCACTCACTGGTATAAGTGGGAGTACTGTCGTAACATCGGAATCCGTACAAGGTAAGGGATTTGGATTGGTTTATCCGGATTTGGGTATCATTGTATTAAATCCAGATGCTATAATTCCAACGATTGGATTCTTGTCCGCGTCGGTAACGGGTTCTTCAACAGGTACCGGTAATGGTAACACGGAAGATTATTTTTATTCCACGGCGGCAGGAAGTGCTGGAAAACCTTTCGCTCCATATACAGGATCAATCGCCGGAACTCTTACAGGAACTCCACGACCACAATATAATCATGATGGATTAGTTCGATCACTTGTATTGGGTAAAGATTTTCAAGCTCGTTCTGCAGAAACTATTTCATCGACACATTATTTCGTTCGCTTAAGAAATAAAGATTTTAATTACTCAAATAATCCGACATTTTATAATAATACAAACGGACAAATCTTGAATGAAGATTTCGTACAAGATCCACATATATACGCAACAACTGTTGGATTGTATAATAATTCGAAGGAATTACTGGCAGTAGCAAAAATGAGTCGTCCGTTGGAAAAGACATTTGACAAGGAAGCTCTCGTCAGAGTAAGATTGGATTTTTAATAACGAGTAATTTGTAAGTGTTAGTTATAAATAATATACGGGAGGTTCTATGAGAGTTCTCAAACCTCTCGACCGTGATGGATATTCGAAAGAACCATTTATCGCATATGCATCACAAAGTTATACAATAGTATCTGGAGCGGCGAATAATCCGCTCCAGGTATCTATTGATATCGCACATCAACCACCGGAAAACTGGATAAGTTTTCAACAAAACGATTTTGATGTGGGATATATAAATGAATCGGGTGTATATGCATATCAGTTATTTACATTTTTAAATACAAGTTTTTATTCATCAAAGTCATTTGTTGGATATGGTACTGAATCAGTTGCGGTTACAAAATTTACTCCGTCTGGTTCCTTATTTGTATTTAATTTAGCTAACGAAGCAATTGGTGACGGTGTAAAGGAATCAACATTTAGTATGCAAACTTCTGGATCATCTACTAAAATACTAGATGACGGGTATGGTAGATTATATGTAAATAATGTGTCAAATGTAGTTGGAAATATTTTTTATAAACATGGTATTGCCGTAATAAAATCGAATGTCTCCGCAACAACACAATCCATATCAATCGGTGGATTGCAAATAAAAGAGTACATTCCCCTTGTAGTGGCATTTTCGTCATCAACCACAATTTATGAAAATAAAGTTGTTTGTAATATACAGCCAAATGAATTTAACAGAAGTTATTATAATCCAAGTTTGAAGTTTTTTAACTCCATTACAGGATCATATGTCAGTGGAGCAACAACGGTTACATACACAGATTATGAATTAAATTACAATCCATCGGCATCGGCAACAGCATCGTCTGGTGAATCGTTATATAATTTATTCGAATCTGGTTCAGTAACACCGTATATTACAACGATTGGTTTGTATAATGGTTATGAATTGGTTGCAGTAGCGAAATTAGCACAACCCATCCCGAGAACACTAAATGTTCCACAAACTTTTATTGTGAAGTTTGACACATAATGTGGAGAATAATATGTCCAAATTAGTAGAATTATTTGAAAGTAAAACAAAGTACGACCGATTGAATTCAATTCCTGGTGGTACGCAAAATTTTAGTGTTCGTTTACAATCAGATGTAGACGAAGTTAACAAACAAAAAAATGCTACAAATTTTGTAGATACCGCAAATAAATTTCAACAAGAATTTACTGTAAATGAAGCAAAAAATTCATTGGCGGTGGACGGTATTTCGAAGGCAGCCGAAGCGGATTATACAAAATATACAGCAGATGCACTGTCCACTTATGAGAAACGCTCTGTAGATCCAAAATTAGCACAGTACGGATCAAAACTCATTCAGAAATATTTAGCTACTAAAGCAGAGACTCAGTTTAAAACTATAAATGAAGCAACATCTGGAATTAAACTGGTATACAATCCGGCATAATATAAAATAAAGAGGTTATATGAAAACTAGGTCGGCAAAAAATAAAGGAAAACGCCTGCAGAATGCAATTCGTGATCTTATACTAGAACATTTTCCGACATTAGAACCTGATGATGTCGTATCGACATTGATGGGGGATTCGGGAGCTGACATAAAATTATCGCCCGCTGCTCGGAAAATGTTTCCGTACTCACCAGAATGTAAAAATCAAGAAAAGGTTAATATTTGGTCAGCTTTACAACAAGCAGAAACCAATACCAAAGAAAATACGCATCCCGTAGTTTTCTTTAAAAGAAATAATAGTAAAACATATGCTATTATAGAAGTAGACCATTTCTTTGAACTAACTAAACAAAAAGACACTTGACATATCGAAGTAGAGAGGTTAGATTTAGTATTACTATGAATCTAATCTCTCTATTATCGCAAATACTCGGTGATTACAAAGAAATGGGCAAGGGGGAACATTATTTCTCCTGTCCGTTTTGCCACCATCATAAGAAATTAGCAGTTAATAATATCAAAAATAAATGGAAATGTTGGATATGCGGAGCACGCGGAAATAAACTTATTAAATTATTTAAAAAATTAGATGTATCACCAACACAAATTAAAGAATTAAAAAAATATTTATCCGACGATGATATAAAAATCTATAGAGAAAATCCAGACGAAGTTGTATCGTTACAACTTCCGTATGAATATAAACCTCTCTGGAAACCAGTTAATACTTACGAATATAAACACGCAGTTAATTATTTAAAAAAGCGTGGTATTTCGGGATATGATATTATCCGTTACCGTATGGGATACTGTGAAACTGGACATTATGGTGGTCGTATTATTGTTCCTTCATACGATATTACTGGTAAGTTGAATTATTTTATTGCTCGGTCATATCACGATACTACCATGAAATACAAAAACCCACCAGTATCAAAGAATGTGGTGGTATTTGAAGAACAAATTAATTGGAATGAAGCAATTATATTAGTAGAAGGAGTATTCGACGCTATATCAGTTCGTCGTAATGCAATTCCAATGCTAGGGAAATTTTTACCAAAAAAATTAGAAGTGAAACTACTTGAAAATCAAGTGAAGAATGTATATATTCTTCTTGATGATGATGCGCGAACAGAAGCATTACAATTAGAACAAAAATTGAAGGCACACGGAATTAATGTGTCGCAAGTATCTGTTAGTGGTGGAGATGCGGCAGAACTGGGATTTCAAAAAACTTGGGAGTTTATTAATAATGCCCAGCAAACTACCTTTAAGGACTTTATACAAAATAGGTTACAAAATACATGACATATATTGCTGGTATTAATAAACTTAATAAAATTGTACACCTCGCCGATATTCATATACGATTATTTAAACGACACGATGAATATCGGGAATGTTTTGAAACACTCTATAACCAGTTACGTCAAGAAGATTTGACTGATTCGGTTATTGTTGTTGCAGGTGATATTGTTCACGCAAAAACAGATATGAGTCCTGAAATGGTCATGTTAGCAACTGAATTTTTAAAGAATTTAGCTGACATTGCCCCAACAATAGTGATTGCTGGTAATCATGATTTGAACCTGTCCAACATGAACAGATTGGATAGTTTGACTCCGTTGATTAAAAGTATTAATCATGATCGATTACATTATCTCAAACACTCCGGTGTATACCAGGTAGGAGATACAGATTTTGCCGTATTTTCTATTTTGGATGAAAAGGAAAAGTGGCCTTCGTACAAAGATTGTACATCGAAAAAGAAAGTTGCATTATATCATGGACCTGTTCATGGAGCGCAAACAGATGCTCGATATGTCATTACAAATCGTCATGTTGATGTATCAACATTTAATGGATTCGATGCGGTATTGCTTGGGGATATTCACAAGTATCAAGTTCTGCAAGAACGTGGTACGGGGAAACCAATTATCGTATATTCATCATCACTTATCCAACAAAATCACGGGGAAACCGTAAATAATCATGGGTGGTGTTTGTGGGATATGCAAAATTTTACGCATATCTTTAAAGAAGTACCAAATAATTTTGGATATTACACAGTGGATGTTAAAAATGGTAAGGTTCCTGTATTGACGGATGTACCAAAAAATGTTCGTATGCGTATTTTCACAGGAGTATTGGATACTACTGGGGTGAAGAAGTTGGTATCCGTACTAAGAAAACAACATAATATTATTGAATTAAGTATTAATAAATCCAAGCACGATAACGCCGAACGAGAAAAATTGAAGAGTGGATTGGAAATTATGGATGTTCAAAATGTGAATATCCAAAATACACTTATTCAAGATTGGTTAGAACGAACATACGATAATACCATCAGTCCAAACTTGATGAAACAAATATTGGAAGTAAACAATACTCTCAATTCTAGTATTAATCACGATGATCATTCCCGTAATGTAAATTGGCGTCCGCTTCAATTGAAATTTTCTAATATGTTCTCCTACGGAGAAGATAATGTTATTAACTTTGGAAAAATGCGGGGTATTTACGGTATCTTCGCACAGAACGCAAGTGGAAAGAGTTCTGCGATGGATGCGCTTATCTTTACTTTATATGATAAGACCCCACGAGCATTCCGTGGTGATCATATTATGAATAATCGTAAGGATGAATTTACTTGTCAACTAAAGTTTGAAATTAACAATGAAATCTTTTATATTCGTAGAACCGGCACCCGTAAGAAAACTGGTGATGTGAAAGTTGATGTTTCATTCTGGAAGGAAAACAACGACGGCACACATACATCCTTAAATGGTGAAGATCGTCGTGATACCAATGTTAACATTCGTAATTATGTGGGTAGTTATGAAGATTTCGTATTGACAGCACTAAGTGGGCAAACTAGTAATGCGTTGTTTATTGACAAGTCACATAGTGAACGAAAGGATTTACTTATTCAGTTTATGGGATTGAGTATTTTTGATAAGTTAGCAGACACCGCAAATGATGAGATAAAAGAAATTTCTGGAGCATTGAAGAAGTTCAAAAAGATAGATTTTACTCAGACACTATCAGATACACAAAACAAATTGGATATTTCTCGTGATGAACATACACGAGTAGAAACTAGTTCTACGAAGGTTAAGGACGAACGAGAAGTATTATATGCTAGATTAAAGAATTGGCAGGATCAAAAGAAACTAGTACCAAATATTGAATTGGATATTACCAAGTTACAATCTGATTTAAAAAACGCAACTGGGCAGTATACAATCAACGAAAAAGATAAAGAGGAAGCGGAGGTACGACTAACCAATCTACAGGAAATAATTCACGACAAAACAAAAAATCTACAATTATTTGTTGGTGACGAATTAAAACGAGATACTGACGAATATAATCGTTTATCTGAACTAGTTAAAAAGGGAAATGGTGCGTGTAAACTAACGATATCCAAGATAGCAGAAAAGGAAAAGTTTAAGGAAAAATTAGAAAGTTATAAATATAATCCAAATTGTGATGTCTGTGTTACTAATAACCAATCAGTAATTGATGATTTGAAACAAGTAAAACTTGAGCTATCAGAATTGTACGACATACAGAAGAAGCAAGAAGACGCCATTGCAGACATTGAATTTCAGAAACAACCGTTGAAAGAACGAGTAGAACAGTATGAACGATATATTGAATTGCAAACGGAAATTCAATTATTACAACGCAAATCACAATCGGAAGAATTAACTATTCAAAAGTTAATTACCGTGATTGAAAAGTATGATCGACAAGTGGAACAGATTAACAAAGATATTGAACTTCATCGGGCAAATGAAGAAAACATCAAACATAATCTTGATATTGACACGAATATTGAATATGTGGAACATGATATTGAGAGTAGCAAGAAGCAAATTAATCATCTGGAAAAGGTGCTTCGTGACCTTCACGGGGAAATCCGCGTTCTGGAGGCCAGTAAGACCGATATTATGAATCAGATTAAAGAAGCGGAACAGTTGGAGAATACCTACGAAGCGTATAAATACTATATGGAAGCAGTTGGTCGTGATGGTATCCCATACGAACTAATGAGTAAAGCAATTCCAAATATTGAGGCAGAAATAAACAATATATTAACACAGATCGTAGATTTCACAATTTCGTTGGAAGTGGATGGGAAAAATATTGTGGGTAAATTAAACTATGATTATGATCGTATTTGGCCATTAGAAAACAGTTCGGGAATGGAACGGTTTATCAGTAGTTTGGCAATTCGTGTAGCCTTGATGAACGCTAGTAATTTACCAAAATCTAATTTTATGATAGTAGACGAAGGATTGGGAACACTGGACGCGGAGAACCTGGGTTCGATGCACACCCTATTCGGTATCCTCAAAGCTCAATTTGATTTCCTAATCGTTATTAGTCACTTAGATGCAGTACGAGATATGGTAGATCATTTAATTGAAATCAAACGAGAGGACGGATGGAGTTATATTCAATCGTGATAACTATTTATATTGAGTAGTTAACACGAAGAGAACTTATGCCACGAATTAAAAAAATATTATCAAAACAAAATCTAGCACAATTACCAGTATTGATAACCGACACTGGACCTGAGTCTTTATATTTTAATATAAAACAATTATCTGGTGTGTTTACGGGTGGTCGTAATGCTTTTTTAATATCTGGAACTTCTCTACTAAAACCAAACACAGAGGTTTTGATAGAAATTATAGACTCTAACGGTAATAGTTTGTATGTTGAGGCAATTAGAGGATTTGTAGAAGGTGGTGCGAGATTGGTGGTTGTTGAAGTGTATGAAAATACACCCCGTGGTTCTGCGCTATTAACCATCGTAGGAACCGCAAGAATAAACGCAAAAACCAACACAGTATTACCAAACGAGGTAACACAATCACCAAATGTACGATGGCAGAAAAAAATTATTATAGAACCGAAAACAAAAAATATAACACCAATTAGAATTAAAAAACAACCTGAAATAATAGTAGATGAATTGTTACTAACTGGTTCGTTATTAAGCCAATCAGTAATTAATACTGCAATATCAAATATAACTTTGAAACCAAAATCTGTTTTAAATAAACAGAAAGGATATATTGTCGTTGTAAATGATGGTGAATCAATTCAATTTAACTCGTCACATTTGACACCAAAAATAACTGGCAGTTTTACCCTACAGCAAAGAACATACAGAGGTACAATACCAGCAACAACAGAATCTATAGAAATTACACAAATTCACACAGCATCACTAAATTTACCACTTTCATTATTAAACGCATCAAAGTCATTTACCGACACAACTATTACAAGTTCTGTAGATAATAGTGTATTAAATATTACACCAATTAAAAATGGGCAGTATGAAATTGGTGAAAATTTATATACGGCGTCCGCAACGACATATGTTAGAACAGCAAAATCCCTTACTGGTTCTATAGAATATTATTATGTAAGTGAAAGTTCTACTTTAACAACGGGTAGTATATTATCGTTCGCAAAACTGCGTATTATCAATTTGGATACGATCAGTGGTGAAATTTTTAGAATTAAAACTTCCAATAGACAAGCCGGTTCTCAAACAGATTTTGCTTTCGTTGCAGATACTCCGACACGAGTAGGTGAATTATTAATAACAAGTTCAACGGATCAAGATGATAGAGAACAACCAATCGGAGTATTCAATACATTATCAATATTAACTGCGAGTTGGTATGCACATAATGTTACGGGGTCGGGAATACCAGATACTTCGTATGGTGACGATACTATAAATGCAGCAACGCACATCAGTTTGAGTCGTGATAACAATTATATGTTAGATGCTGGATACGCCGTAACAACTACTAGTAGTTATTTCATTGGTACTCGTAAAGAAATTGATCTGTTCCCAACATCGGAATATACATTGAAGTTCGATAGTTATGTATATACAACTTCTGCGTCATATGCATTTACTTCAAGTCAATATGTAATGGATGTGTATTTAACTGGATCTGCTATAGTGGGTGACAATATATTCGGACAAAAAATAGCATCTGTTAGTACAAAAGAAAAAGTAGCATACTTTCCAAACAAAACATTTAACTTCACGGTTCCACGAATTGGTAATGCGGGATTGCGATTTGTTATTAACAATGGATTTTGGCAAATTGCAAACATTTCATTAAAGGTTGCTGAAGAATATGCATTTAGTCCTGGTGAAGTCACAATCACAGTACCTAACACGACACAAACAACTGCAAGTTTAGTATTTAAAACTGACTTGTTTGATATCAATAATAACGCGTTGGATTTAAATATCCAATCAATACCAACCTTCTTCTCGGGTTCAAGACGATGAATTTAGATAAACTTTTTGAACAAGTAGTAGTATTAAATAATTATATTGAGCAACACAATTTTTTGGTCGAAAAACTCGCACCTGATCTTGTGGAAGAATTATCTATCACTACTGCCGATACTTTGGAAGAAGCAAACAAAAAGCGTAAAAAAGCTAAACAAAAAATTAAACGCTATGGATTTTTCTATCCTTTGTATCCACATATAATGAAAACTGGTGAACAACCAAAAGAAGAACCACCAACACCACCAACAGATAGTGGTGATGCTGGCGGTGACGCCGGTGGCGGTGACGCCGGTGGCGGTGACGCCGGTGGTGATGAGGGAGTAGAAGAAGAGAACAGAGTGGCAAGAAAACCAGGACAACAAGCCAACAGTAAAAAACATAGTGATCTGTACACAGATGAAAATCCCAAAGGTACTATACACGGGTTAAAATTTGCAACGGTAGACGATGCCACGGTAAGTGTATCCAAGATACGCCGTAGTGGTCGTACTCACGCACACAAGATTCAGGCAGCTATAGCTATGGAACAACGGGCACGAGCGGCTGGTAAGGTGTCGGCAGCTGCGGTATACCGTGCTTATATTAACAGTGTAAAAAAAGATGAAGTAGGAATGGTTTATCCATACTCAATTGGTCCTGAACAAGACGATGAATTCATCAATACCGAAGCACTGTCAAGCACAGAACGAATGCGTCGATATAATAAGCGACACCCAGAAAAAGTACGAAGTTATCTTAAAAAAACACAAGACGATAGAGTAACTCGTAATCGTGATCGTAAAAAAGCAGTTAAACGACATGGTAAATCAAAAATGAAAAACCACGATGTCCATCATCCAAATGGTACAACGGGTGGTAAGTGGCAATTAGCAAGAAAAGACCATGGGCGAGATAAGAAGAATGAAAATATAGAATATGTGTATTTATCGGAATTGTATGACGGACTTGCTCCAAATGGACCGTGGCAATTAATAGCAGAAGGTGGTGCTGCTGGACACTTGGCACATCCATATGAAGATGACGAATTAACATTTACCGATGTTAAGGAAATGATAAAACGAGGATTGGTGGGAGGATTGGATGCGGAAGCACCTGTCACCGAAAAACTTGACGGCCAAAATTTAACCTTTAGTGTTAAAAATGGGCAAGTTGTCTTTGCTCGTAATAAAGGACAAATTAAAAACTTTGGTCAAAATGCATTAGATGTAGCAGGCATTCGTCAAATGTTTGCTGGTCGTGGAGCAATTGAAAAATCCTTTGGCGGTGCGGCTCAAGATTTACAAAAGGCAGTAAACGCTCTACCAGAACAAGAACAAGAACAATTGTTTGGTAACGGTCGTAAGTTCATGAATGTAGAAGTTATATTTCCAGATACAAAAAATGTTATTCCATACGACAAACCTGTTATAGTATTTCATGGAACGATTGAATACGATAAAGATGGTAATGAAGTTGGACGAAGTATTGACGATGGTAAAGTACTAGACACACAACTTCGTCGGGTGAGTGCTCAGCAACAACAAACATTTGGATTATCAGGACCACAATCTATTTCGTTTAATGACGCTGATACCGCTCGAAATTTAGAAAAATTAAAAAAATATGGATCAGAAATTGGTCGTTTACAAAACGAATTTGATCTTGATGATAAGAGTACATTAGAAGATTATAAGAAAACATGGTGGGAACGAGAAATTGCAAGACAAGTAGAAACTCAAGGATTGGAATTATCAGAAGAACAATTTGATGGATTGATTAACCGATGGGCAACTGGGGATAAAAAAGCAATTGGCGTTAAAGATTTTGAAGATTCGGAAACTAAAAAGTGGTTCCGTGAATTTGAAGCAGAACAACTTGTCAATATGCAAAAACAATGTGTTCGCCCATTAGAACAAGTATTCTTACGAGTTGGTGTGGATACATTACAACGAGTAACCAACCTGTTATCGGCAAATAATCCAGAAGCGGGAGAAAGTTTAAAACAAGAATTGTTAAACGCTATAAAATCTATCCGTGATACCGGTGATAGAAATCAATTAGCGGCACTGCAACAACAAATAGAAAGATTAGATGATTTGGGTATAAAAAATGTGGTCCCAAGTGAAGGGATTGTATTTATGTATAATGGTAAACCATATAAATTTACAGGTACCTTTGCTCCCGTGAATCAAATATTGGGTATGATGAAATTTGATCGTGGTAAAGCAAAAATCGTTGATGAACCAGAAGAACCATCAAAAGAAAAAACAACGACCAAACAAACGCAACCCACACCAACTGGTGAAAAACAAACCGTAGCAATTTTTACCGGTCGATTTCAACCATTCCACGCCGGTCACTATAGTATTTATAGAGCATTGGTGAAAAAATTTGGTGAGGATAGTGTGTATATCGCATCATCAGACAAAACTGACCCAACAAAATCTCCATTTGGATTTAATGATAAAAAGGATATTATGACACAAATGTTCGATATCCCAGAAGATAAAATAGTACAAGTAAAAAACCCATATGCACCAAAAGAAATATTAGAAAAATTACCACCCGATACAGTATATGTTACCGCAGTCAGTCAAAAAGACTCCGAACGATTAACTGGTGGTAAGTATTTTCAAAATTACGAAGATGTTCCTGAAAAAGAAAGAACGGGATATGCGGATAAAGGATATTTTATTATTGCTCCGGAAATGCAATTACAACTCAAGGGTAAAAATATCAGCGGTACACAAGTCCGTGCAATTATGGGAGATCCTAATATTACGGACAGAGCAAAACAAGAAATTTTTACGATGATATATGGTAAATTTGACCAAAATATCTTTAAAAAGATTGTTAATGTTACCACCGACGCCGAAGAAGCATTAAAATTAACACAACAATATGGTGGTGATAACGCAGCAAAACCGACAATGGTAAAAACAAAACAACCCGTATCACCAGAAAAACCAAAAGTTGCAAGAACAAAAAAACAAACACCAAAACCAAAAGATCCATCATTTTACAAACCCGGAGAAACCTGGGAAACCGAAGGTGGTAATTTTGGTGGTAAAAATAAAAAGAATCAAGTACGATATTTTGGTAGTAAACAACGAGCGATGTTATTTGCAAAAACATAAACGAGGGTTATATGTCACACAATGAAAAAGCATTAAACAATACACGACGAAAGATTGGTGAGATTATGCGTAAGGAAGATTCCAAACTTACATTTGGATACAAACCTGCCCCGGTAGAACGAAACGAAGGTGATGTGTGGAATGATCCACACGGAAGAACATGGACTAAAAAAGACGGATTGGTACAATCCGTCACAAAATTAGATGGTGCTAAAACACCGTGGTGGTGTCCAAAATGTGATACCCCGTTGAACGGACATAATCTTCGTGCATATCGAAAGACCGGATATTGTCATGAGTGTATGTTAAAAGAAGAAATGGAATTAAAAATTTCTGGTCGTTGGCACCAAGAAATGGTGGCCCGTGGAAAGCGTAGTCACATCGACTGGCTTACAGATAAAATTCAAGAATTACAAGATTACTACGATAATGTAACACATCCAGAATTTATTCATGCGGATAATGAAAAAATCTTAATGATGGAAAAGTGGAATATTGATTTGGATACTGTTAAAAAAGATTTACTGAAAGAAATTGATGAGTTTAAAGAACATTTATCTAAGGTAAACGCCGGAGAATATGATGAAATTACCTAACCGGGTAACCAAAACTACCCAAGCATTTAAAGGATTACCACAAACCGCACAACTTGTTATTATGGGTGTGTTGGCGTTCCTTGCATTTACTATGGGAAATTGTAAAGGTACGGATAAAATGGATCAATACATTACCGAATACAAACAATTTAAAGAAAACGCACAAACCACCACACGGTATGCAGATTCATTACAACATCAAATTCTTGAACTAGCGGACAGTGCAAGAAAGAAAGATGTTATTATTCAACAATTAAATGTATCGGTTTCTTCTAAGGAAAAACAAAAAGAAAAAAGTAAAACACAACTAATATCGTTAGAACAAAATTTGATAAACGCCAAAACCGATGGCACTCCACAGGTAGTGATTGCTACACAAGATACCATCATTGGTAATTTAAAAATACAACTAACAACCACAGAAGAAATTGTCACTGATCAAAAACAGATAATTGGTAATAAAGATGAACAATTACAATTAATTAATACTGGGTTGTTATTTGCCACGCAACGAGGAGACAGCTTACAGGCTATGTTAAAACAACTCCCCCCACCACCCAAAAATCCAAATAAATTTTTAGGAATACCATTACCGAGTCGAAAGACATCGTTGGCGGTGGGCGTGTTGGCCGGAATAGTAGTTGGAGTGGCGGTCGTAAGGTAAATATATGAATACCTCAACGCAACAATTACGAGATCGTATCAAAGAAGAATATAAGAAATGCGCACTAGATCCGTCGTATTTCTTGACAAAATATTCATACATTCAACATCCTGTTCGTGGACGAGTGTTGTTTGATTTATATCATTATCAAAAAAATGCACTAATTGATTTTAGGAATAACGATTATAATATTGTACTTAAGGGTCGCCAGATTGGAATTTCCACATTGGTCGCCGGATATGCACTATGGATGTTGTTGTTTCATAACGATAAAAATATATTAGTTATTGCTACCAAACAAGAAACCGCCAAGAATCTGGTGACCAAGGTTCGATTTATGCATCAGAATCTTCCAGTTTGGCTCCGAGGTGAAATTGTAACAGATAACAAATTATCCTTACAATTTACAAATGGATCTCAAATTAAAGCCGTCGCAAGTAGCAAAGACGCCGGTCGTTCCGAAGCCTTGTCTCTTTTAATTCTCGACGAAGCAGCATTTATCGATGATGCTGATATTATCTGGACGGCCGCATCCAGTACTTTGTCAACTGGTGGTCAGGCTGTATTACTCTCTACCCCGAACGGTGTTGGTAATTTCTTTCACAAAATGTGGCAGCAAGCAGAAACAAAATCCAACAATTTTAATCCTATTTTGTTAGATTGGCGAGTGCACCCAGAACGAGATCAAGCATGGCGTGACCGTCAGACAGAATTAATGGGAGAACTGCAAGCGGCGCAAGAACATGACGCATCATTTATTTTCTCAGGTAATACAGTAGTTCCTCCTGAAATTATCGAGTTTTATAAAACTACCTTTGTTCAAGAACCGATTACTAAAGGTGGATTTGATGGAAATACATGGATATGGGAATATCCACGACCTGGAAAATCCTATATAGTGTCCGCTGACGTTGCTAGAGGGGATGGGGAAGATTATTCAGCATTCCATGTGATTGATGTGGAAACATCCACGCAGGTAGCAGAATACAAGGGAAAGGTAGAAACCAAGCAGTTTGGTAACATGCTGGTGTCAATTGCTACGGAATATAATGATGCACTGCTTATTCCAGAAAATAGTTCTATCGGATGGAATGCCATTCAACAAGTGATTGATCGTGGATATAAAAATCTATTTTATATGTCCAAAGATTTACAATATGTCGATGTAGAACACCAAATGACAGGACGATATCGGGCAGAAGAAAAAAGTATGGTACCTGGATTTACTACTTCACAACGAACCCGTCCATTGGTTATTGCTAGATTAAAAGAATATATGTTAGATAATAGTTTTACTGTTCGATCATCTCGTATGTGTGCTGAATTAGAAACTTTTATTTGGAAGAATGGTAGACCAGAGGCATTGTCGGGATACAATGATGATTTGACGATGGCATTGTGTATTGGTCTGTGGGTGCGGGATACCGCCCTCAGGTTGCGTCAGGAGGGCATAGAACTGACGAAGATGGCATTGGACAATACTAAGTACAATGTTGTTGGTCATGTATTTACGAACAATAACATGCCACAAAATCCATACGAAATGGATATTAACGGAAAAAAAGAGAATATTTCGTGGTTATTAGGATAATACACTATTTATAATGTAGTGTTTTTATTGGAGTTAAATATGATTAAGCTGATGGATTTAATTCCTGAGATATGGACCAAAAAATATAAAAAATCAATTAATTGTAGTAATGCCAAAGGATTTAGCCAAAAGGCACATTGTGCGGCTCGTAAGAAACGGCAACGTGGTGGTAAAACCAAATCTAAACCGGTGTAATAGATATGACTAAAGAAGAATTAAAACAAATTATCCGTGAAGAAATTCTCAGCGTTTTAAAAGAAGAATTTGGAGAAGGATATGGTGTTTCCACGAGTGCAGAAGAGATGGATGAACGAACCGTTGCTCGTCGTGAACCTCCACGTAAAATGACCAAACCACAGGTTAAAGGTCGTGATGGAATTGGTAAAAAATTATTGAACAGTAAACGAGCTGTTTCGTATTTTAAAAAGAAATTTGGCGCCGATTGGAAGTCATACTTATATGCTTCTGCTACCAATAAAGCCATAGATAAAAAAGATGATTAATTATAAAGAATTTTTTACCGAATTATACGATAATTGTATTTGTGAAGAATGTGATTGTCATGATACCTCCGAACAATATCCAACAGGGGGATATGAAGTTACTGATGCCGATGTAGAAGCGGACGAAAAGATGATGCATCGAATTACTGAATTAATGGCAGTACTGGAAAAAAGTATTCCAACCAATCCATCTAAATGGTCTGCTGCAAAATCCGCAGCAAGACAAAAGTTCAAAGTTTACCCATCGGCGTACGCAAATTTGTGGGCCGCAAAAAAATACAAAAGTATGGGTGGTGGGTGGAGGAGTGGTAAAGCAGAATAAGCGAAGTATCCATACAAACATCATGATTCAATTGGACAAGAAGACACAGATATCAATAATGATGTGATCGATAAAAAGCGTGATTTATATAAAAGATATTTGGTAGCAAACAAGAAAGAACAAACATACATCTATTAATATTTGGAGTCGTATATGATTAGATTAGCAGGATTAGTGGTCACCCCCGCAATAGGAAATGCACCGGTTGGTTCGACCAACGAAACAAGTACAACACCGATGCAAAACACAATTAAAAAACCAGGCGCATTAAAACAACAACAGAGTATCACCACAGAGAAGAAGGGTGGTCAACGTGCCCGTTTGGCAATGACGCTTCGTAAGTTAAAAGAAGAATTAGGATTAACCGATCAACAATTGAAAGTTATTTCGGCATTAGAAAATAAAATGCTTGATCCTGTTGGTCATGAAGATAACGATATTGATAATGATGGTGATGCCGATTCGTCCGACAAATATTTAAAAAATCGTCGTGATACTATTAAAACCGCGATGTCAAAAGAACATATCAGCGAAATGCTGGATGACGACGAATCAGAAGAACCGTCAAATGATGGTGATTATGAAGGTAATATGGCTCGTGCTCAATTAATGAGTATTAAGAAATCTGCTGATCGTCTATTTAATATGATTGGTGATAACGAAGGATTGGAAGCGTGGGTACAGTCCAAACTTACCAGAGCAGCCGACGAAATTACTTCCGTTTATCAATATCTGGATTACGAAAAGAATAAAAACGCAACGGCGGGAGATGGCATGGGAACACCGTCCGATAAAGAAACGGGGACTATGTAATGGATTCCCGTTCTAAGTTTATTTCTACTTTGTTTAGTAGTAGAGAACAAGCACACATTTTTCATTTACAAACATCGTCATATGCAATGCACAAAGCATTAAATAA